CTCCTCATACGTGGCGTCGGCGCCGCCCGAGCCGATCGTGCTGATGAACGGCGTCTCGTCCTTGTTGAGGATGGTGATGATGTTGTGCAGCGATTCGCGGTTGCCCACGGCGCTGTTGCTGATGAAGGTATTTGTCGGTGCAGCCATTGCGGTTTCCTGTGACTAGAGTTCGTTCAAACGAATGAGCTCGGCCGCATCGGCGATCGAGGCCCCTCCGCTTCTCCTGAACCGCTCGCCCACTTGCCGAGCAGCCTCGCTCTGTCGGTTGCCGGCGCGAAAGGCCGGTCCGGGGGCGACGCGCGTCGGTGTCGTCTTCGCGGTGGTATTCGCCGTACCGGGCTTGGTGACGGTCGAAGCCTGCTTCTGGGCCTGCTCGAAGCGCATGGCGGCGAGCGCCAGCTCGATGATCGGGGCCTCATGGATGGCGTTGATGCGGTCGGCCGGGATGCCCTTGGCGAACAGGAAGTTGCCGAGCTCGTCATAGGTCTTGGCGGAGACGTCCGGGCCGAAATACTCCGGCAGCTTCTTCGCGAGCTTGGTGTGCTCGACCTGGCGGGCCTCGAAAAGAGCGCGCTCGGCACGCTCATTGGCGATGGCGATCTCGGCCTGGCCGCGGCGGTTGGCCTCGACCAGCAGGGTCGCCTCATGGTCGCGCTGCTGCTTGAGCCGCGTCCATTCGGCCGGATTGTCTGCGGCAAGCTTGTTCCAGTCGACCTGAGACCACCGGTCGGCAAAAGCCTGCTGGAAGGCCGGACCGTTCTGCTGCCACCATGCCGCCGCCTGTTCGACGACGCCGACGGCGCCCTGGGCCACGCGCACGGCCTCTTCGCGTACCTGGGCGGCCTCACGGGTCTTTTCGTTGACGAAGGCGATGCGCTGCTGCTCGTACTTGCGCAGCATCGGTCGCAGTCCCTCGGGCACGTCCTGCCAGGCCGCCTTGTCGTCGGCACTCCAGAACTCCGGCGCCCCTCCTTCGCTGCCTTCGGCAGCTTCGGAGGGCAAGCCCTCAATCTCGCCCTCGTCCTGCGAAGCCGAATCCTGCGAAGCCGAATCCTGCGAAGCCTCCGGCGTTGCAGGATCCGGCGTAGCAGGATCCGGCGAAGCAAGATCGACCTGGGCGGCGCCATCCAGCATCGCCACGGCACCTGCGACGTCGATGGATTCGGGCATGGACTCGGGCACGACTTCGGACACGGTCTCAGTTTCGGCGGCCATACAGACTCTCCTTCAGTTGTTCACGACGTTCCTTGAGCTGGATGTCGGCCTCGTACTCGTCGACCAGGCTCGACAGGGCAGCCTTCACCTCGGTTGCGACGCGGGCGCGGTTGTAGGCGATCTCGCGCGTCGTCATGTCGTCGGGATCGCTGGTCAGCACCCGGCGCATCTCGTTGTTGACGAAATCGTCGAACAGCCAGCCGGCATCGGACAGCACTTCGCGCGCGCGTCGGTATCTTTGTTCGTTGTCATCAGTCATCACGGGTCCCTTGGTTTTGCCCGGCATCGGCCTGAAGGCTTGCCTTCAGACCGACCTTGAAGCGCTCGATTTCCGCCCATTGCCGCGCCTTGAACTCGGCGATGGCGATGTCGGCCTGCGCCTTCTCGCGCTTGATCTGCATGTCGGCCGCCGCCGCTTGGCGCAGGATCTCGATCTGCGCCTGCGCCGCGAGCAGCTCGGGGTTCGGCGCCGGCTGCGGTGGCGGCGGCGCCGGCAAGGCGGTGTTGGCCACCTTGTCCACCGGCTGGAAGAAGAGGCCCGGCGTCTTGTAGCCCAGGGTCTCCGTGAGCTTTTGCGCACCGTTGGCGATGTTCTCGGCCGTCACGAACGGGCCTTCCGCCTGGCCGCCCTGCAAGGCGATCAGCTTCTCCTGCAGGCTGCCGACCAGGGCGAGATGGCCGATCGCCTGCTCGCGATTACCGATGCCCACGACGTCGACCGACAATTCCATGTCATCGGGCCATTGGCTGGGATCGCAGCTTGCGAAGGCGCCGCCCATCTGCGGCCAGTAGGCAACCGGTCCGGTCGCCGCGCGCTTGATGGCGCGATAGATCAGGCGATAGAGCCGCTTGATGGCGGTCTCTGCGAAAGTGCGCGCAATCAGGTCCTGCCGCTGGCTGGCTGCCGACATGATGCGATCGAGTCCGCCCAGGGTCTTGTTCAGGCTCTCGGCATCGAGGCCCTGGTTGTAGCGGCTGACGCCGGTGCGGTTCTCGCGCACCGTCGCAAGATGCTCCAACGCCGACAGCACCGCGCCGGTGACGTTCGGCACCTGCAGCCAGGCGACGTGATTGTCACCGGGTCGGGCGCCGGGCTTGAGCCGGATCGGCGAGCCCGGCACCCAGTCGATGAGGCTGTCGAGATTGACCTGGTCGGAGATCACCGGCCGCGGCCGGTTGACGATGTAGAGATTGTCGAGCAGGCCGCGGGTCAGGACGGAACCGAGCTGCTGCAGGTCCTGCGTCTGGTCGAACAGCGAGCGACCGACGATGGTGTGCGGCATCAGGATGGGCGTGGCGAGCGCGATCGAGGCCGGGCCCGACCATTCCACCCGCTCGATGATGCGACCCGCCGTGCTTCCGCTAATCGGGCCGCCCCCATGGGCATAGACCACGCGCAGCAGCTCCGAGATGCCGTCGCCGTCGTCGTCGGCGCGGATGTAGGCCACGACCAGCCACAGCGGTCGCTCGCTGTCGCCCTCCCCATTGCTGAGGGATCCTGCCCGTTCGGCGTCGTCGAGGACGCCCTCGTTGCGCTGCGCCGCCTCGTCCGACAGGCCCTTGTCGGCACTCAGATCATCAATCTCTTCCTGTGTCAGGCCGAGCTTGACCAGGTCGGACGAGGTGACGCGCTTGATGAAGCCCAGGTACGACGCCTTGTCTTCGTCGCGTGCGGCCGGGCTGAAACGGATGTCTTCGGGGGCGATGCTGTCGACCACCACCCGCTTGCGCTTGTGCGTGACGGTGATCGTGCCGCTCTGAGTTCCTCCTACGCTTCCTGCGGAAGCTACGGAGGACAAGCCCTCCGGGGCGGCATCCAGCAACGGCTCGTCCTGCGAAGCTCCCAGCGGGAGCGAAGCAGGAGCCAACTCCATCACGAGCTCGGCGCCTTGCGCCTGGGCCTCGGCCACGATCAGGTCGATGGCGTCTTGCGTGAGGTTCTGCACCGGCACGCTACGCTTGTCCTCGACGTCCTCGAGATCGACCGTGGCGCCGCTCAGCCGGTACATCAGGGCGTCCTTGAGCAGCGCGGAGATGACGCGGAAGCCGTCGTTCTGGCGCATCAGGACGTGCGGGACGTACTCGCTCGCCTCCTTGGCCCACTTCTCCTGGCCCGGCGCCATCGGCGCGAACTTGGCGAGGTCGTCGGAGCCGGTGAAGACGCGCATCAGGCCCGGCATCAGCGATTCGACCACGTCGGCGAATTCCGATGTCACAATCGAGGAGGCGCCCTCCTGCTCGTCGCCATAGGGCTGGCGATCGTAGTAGGCGAGCGCCTCCTCGCGGATCGCGCTCAATGCTGCGTCCTGGTAGCCGGATGCGGCTTCCTCTTCCTTGCGCAGCAGCGCGATCAAGTCTTCGTTGGCGAGCGGCATCAGACCCTCCTCCGTCCCTGCGGGACTACGGAGGGCAAGCCCTCCGCTGCCCGGGGCCTGTCCTGCGAAGCCTTGGCGAAGCAGGACATCAGACGACCCTCCGCTTGAGGCTCTTGATCAATTCCTCGGTCCGCTGGTCGTCGACGTCGGAGCGTTGCGCCACGGGATAGGCGAATGTCAGTGCCAGCGCGTCGCCGTCGTCGGGCGATGCGAGTCCTCTGCGGCGCATGTCCTGCTTGCGCTCGAGCTGCAGCGCGTTGGCGGCGTCGTAGCCGTACTCGACGCCGGTGAGGTCGGCGGCGAGGTCGCGGTCATCGGGCAGGCAGCCCACCTTGCACCAGTCCTTGAGGAAGCCCCACATCTCCGACCGCTTGTTGGCATAGAGCGCCTTGGCGTCGCCCACCGCTCCGCCGTCGGTGCGGTCGGCCTTGCCGCCGAAGTCGACCGCGACGAGGCCCTCGCAGCCGAGCTGGCCCAGGCGATCGAAGACCCCCCAACCGATGCCCGTGGCGTCGACAAAGACCGCCGCAGGCTTGTGCAGCTCGACCTGTTCGAGCACACGGCTGGCAACCTGCATCAGGTCGGGGATGCGGAACTTCACCGCCGCAATCGAGCGGGCATCGAGGCCGCGGCGGAAGCGGATGACGCTCTGGTCCTCGCCCTGGCGGGCGATGTCGACGCCCATGATCAGCGGCGCGTCCGGATCGCTCACCAGGTCGCGGGCGATCGCGACGTCGACGCGCTCGCCGTCGATGAACTGCAGGTCCCCGGCGCGCGGAAAGACGCCGCGCACGCGCACCCGGATGAAGTCGGAGTCCTCGCCGTAGTCCTTCACCCACTCGGCGATCTGCGCCTTGTCGGTCATCGACACCGAGCGCGAGTCGACCTGGACCGGCTGCCAGCGATGAGCGAAGCGCCCGCCGGC